ATGTTGAGGACTTGTTGCTTACCCACGGAGCCGTTGGCGGGCTTCATGCAGTGGAACGACTAGTGCATATAGCAAGAGATCCGTCTACATTAGAAATAAAATGGGACGGAAATCCGGTAATCTTTTGGGGTAAACAACACGGTCAGTTTACCATGATGACTAAGAATGCCTGGGATTATTACAAGCGAGGTTCTCGAATGTTAGCCGACGGCACTCCTGTAGTTCCTACACGAGCGAAAGATCTTCAAGATTTTATTTTAGGCACCGGCAAAATTTCCGACGAAAGAATTGCATATGCAAAGGAGTTGTCTTCTCTTTGGCCGTTAATGGAAGAAGTTAGTCCTGATAACGGTTTTTTCGAAGGTAGCTTTTTGTTCTCCCCTATGTCTCCAAAAGAGGTAGAAACAAATGTGTTTAAATTTCAACCCAATATCACTCGGTTCGAAGTAGAAATGGAATCTCTAACAGGTCAGCGAATTGAAAACGCTACAGCTATGATTTCTGCTACAGGATTTTACAATAGTATAGGATCTTTTATCGAAAAAAGACCTGAATATACAAAGAGCAGTAATCAAGTTATTGTCCAAGGACCTGTTACATCAACCGCTCCGGGTATTATACAGCCCAACATTACCGATACGGAATTAGATCTCTTAAAAGATGCAATGACGGTTACTGAATATATTAAGAAAAACGCAGATGCTATTGATACGTTTTTAAATTCAAAACCGTTTATGAAAACTCCAGGCGAAATCGTGTATACATTTCTAAATGCCGTTCACCGAAAAGAGTACATTATTCATCTATTTAAAGGTTGGGCAAATGAAAACTTGTCAGAACGGCGACGAGCTGTGCTCTATAAGCATCAACACGACCTTGTGGTTCTACTTCGCTCGATAGAAAAAATTACAGCATTAAAACATAAGGTAATGTCTAGAATCAATCAGGACGAATTAACAGATATTAAAATGGTCAATCCTGAAGGTTATGTCCAGCCACATCCTAATGTGGAATTTCGATACGATATTCCTGATCAATTTATTAAACTTATTAATCAAGAAAAGTGGGCTCCGAGAAAATGATTATTGATCCAAAACATGTTAGCTTTTGTTTCGGAAGGTTTCAGCCGCCGCATTACGGTCACCGCTTACTAATGCAAGAGGTAATGAGTCACGGCTCTAATTTTAGAATATTTGCAAGTCCGTCTTGGGACAAGAAAACTAACCCAATTGAATTCGAAACAAAGGTCGATTTAATAAAAAGAATGTTCCCTGAAATTGCATCAGGAGTTAACACAGACCGAACAATTAATACTGTGCTCAAGGCCGCAGCAAGGCTGCATCAACATGGATTCAAACGAGCGACATTTATTGCCGGAACTGATAGAATTAGCGGGTTTAAAGAACTACTGTTAAAATATAACGGTTGTATGTCGGCTCACGGATTTTATGATTTAGATTTTGAATTTGTAGAATTCAGCAGTCCGGCAATTCGATCAACCGAAATTAGGCAGGCAGTAGCAGAGAATAATTTTGATAAATTTTGTACACTGACTAATTTTAACGAATTTTCAACTGAGCTTTTTAACGAAGTTAAAAAAGGTTTATCGATCCGATAAATACATAAAACATGTATTTTAAGGATTACTCATGCGAATCAACGATATTCTCGGCGAGTCAAAGCCCGCTGGAAAAATAAGAAAATCACACAAGACAGTGTCTCAAGGCGCAATTAAAATGCGAGATACTGGAGGATACGATAGAACTTATCATCTTAACAGAATTATGATGGCTGCCGGAATGGCCGATGGAAAGTCAACTAAGCCCGTTGACATGGACTCAGCAAGTTGGTACGAAAAATATAATACCGCTCAGCCGTATACCGACGAGGAATATAAAATGATTCAGTCGGCAATGAAAACTATCCCAACTGACGGCAAGATTGCAGATAAGAGACATAAAAGTAAAGAACCTGATTACGTTCATAAAACAAGTCCGGTACCTAACAGAGCCACTCTATCCGAAAGCGTTAGTTTAAAAACAACCTTAGATTCTATTGCGACCGACATCGGTGATCCAGTTGCCGCACTATACGACACTCTCTCTTTTCAATTAAGAAAGTATGCTGCTGCCCATCACGGTGATCTAGAAAAGTGGGGACTAGTATCTGGAGGATATACCTCCAGATGGTATGATACCTTTTACTTCAATAAGATTCAAAAAGAGTTATATGACCTTATAAAGTTTGCGCCAGGCGCATCTAAAGAAATTAAAGAGTATCTGTCGAAAAATTTTAGAAGTTTCTCAGACATATCTAGGTTCCTTCCGGAACTATTAGTAAAAGCAGGCACACACTTCAAGCATAGACTAATGATAACAAATGCTAATAAGTGGATTACGGATCGAGCCGCGTACCGCGCTCTTATTGTCAGCCTCAAGGCAGAATACGGAGAAATCGATGACGATGATGAACCGACCGTCGATCCGAGAATTGCTGCACACGATAAGCGAGAGAAGAGCAAAATGTCTGCTGCGGCTCAGCAAAACCAGCAGGTAGAAGCAATTATTAATCAAGTATTAATGCGACTACCAAAAGACGTAGCAGGTGATGTGAGAAACGCTATTGCAAGAAGTCCGAACAAACTTCAGGCGTTAGAACTAGAACTAAAGAAAAGAAACATCAAGCTGTCGGAGTCATTGGACGATTTTAGAAAAAATTTATCAAACCAAGTTAAGAGTGGTGTTGCGCAAAAGCATGCTGACGTGGCAATACAATCTGCATCAACCCCCGGCCAGTGGAAGTGGGACAAAGACGATATCATTTTCTCCCCAGAAAGAGGAAAAACTTATGTTGTTCTAAAAAGATACTACGATAAGCGCCAAGGAAAAGCTAAGTATCTCGTTAGAGGCAAAGACGAAGAAACGATGTTCGACGCTGCACTGGCTCACAAAAATTTGGTAAAAATTAATAACGAATCGGCAACAGTAGGTGCAACATCGAGCGGAAATATCGCTACGGTTCCGAACCCTCATGTAAGTCCGGGCGCAGCAAGAGGTAAGAACTCATACACTGGTTCTCCGGGTAAAAGCGGAACTAAGGCACCGGCACAACCAAAACCAAAATCACAAAAACCAACAGACAACGCATTAAACATGAAAGGCACTAGTATCTTCGGAGGACCTGCTATTAAGAGGTAATTATGGCTAAAAACACACCTAAAACACTACCACCATCGAAACCGAGAAATTTTGTTGTTAAAAATGCACAGACATCCGGCGCTGGCGCACATAAAGACAAAAAGAAATCTCAAAAGAACGGCGAAGTAAAGCATAAGAAAAACGAATTCGGCGAGGCCTCTCGCCGTTTTTCTACCTTAGACATGGCAATAATGGAAGGCGGGCATAGCCTGCACGATCAACCAGTATTACGCAAACAAAAACAAAACGAATCCTACCTATCGTATCTCGGCTCTGTATTAGCCGAAGCCCTCAAAAGAAAATAATCACTCAGCATGAGTCGGTATATTAAATATTGACTCTTGCTATCTAATCTGTATACAATAAATTACTAAGGAGAATATGTATGAGCAAAGCATATGGTGCCCCTGAACAGGCAAAAATCAAGCAAATTATCGCCGAAGGCGTGACGGTAATGCAAGAAATTGAAGATCTAAACGCAGGGCTTAACGATACTATCAAGGCAGTTGCTGAAGAACTAGACGTTAAACCGTCTGTGATTAAACGAGCTATTAAGATTGCGTTGAAAGACAGATGGGATCAAGTGTTTAGAGAATTCGATGATCTCGAAACAATTGTTGATATCAGCGGCCACGCTAACCGTAAGGACGACGAGTGAGTTTACATTATAAATTAAGAGGTGTAATAAACTGGATGGCTAGAGATTATCGAGCTAATCCAGTAAGATTTGTTGCCGAAGTGTTTGCATGGGCACTGTCAATCGGTTGCGCACTAACAATGGCGATAACAGTGCCCGCACCGCCCCTTCTTACCATCTATCCACTATGGATGTTTGGATGCCTTATATGGATGTGGGCTGCTTTTACAAGAGGTAGTACCGGTCTTCTAGCAAATTATTCAATTTTGTTTATTATCGATTGCGTTGGGTTAGTTAGACTAATTCTTGCTTAAGGTTCTGTTGGCCATAAACAACACTTTTGATGGTAGGTAAGCCATAAATTACCAGAAAGGCTTTAATGAGTTACGTAGATGCAATTTGGTTAAGAGATGACGATATTATACGGGTTGTAGAAAGAAACACCGATCAAAAACGCGTATACCAAGATATACCTGCAAGGTATATGTTCTATTATCCGGATCCGAAAGGAAAATATAAAAGCATTTTTGGCGACAATCTTACAAAGGTTAGTTGCCGAAGCTGGAAAGAGTTCGCAAAAGAGCAACGAATTCATTCTGGCAAACAACTCTTCGAAAGCGATATTAATCCGGTGTTCCGAGCGCTCGAAGAGTGTTACCTTGGAAAAGAAGCGCCTAAACTAAATGTGGCGTTTTTCGATATCGAAGTTGACTTTGACCCAGAGCGCGGATACGCATCGCCGGAGGATGCGTTTATGCCGATTACTTCGATTGCGGTGCATATGCAATGGCTAGATACTCTAGTGTGTCTAGCAGTTCCGCCAAAAACGCTCACAATGGAGCAGGCCCAAGAAGAAATTAAAGAGTTCCCTAACACTATCCTGTTCGAAACAGAGTATGAGATGTTAGATACATTTTTAACTCTTATCGAAGATGCTGATGTATTAAGCGGCTGGAACAGCGAAGGTTTCGATATCCCGTATACTGTTAACCGTGTTACAAAAACTCTAAGTAAAGATGATACTCGGCGGTTTTGCCTGTGGAATCAGCTTCCGAAAAAGAGAGAGTACGAAAAGTACGGAAAAACGGCAATTACATACGACTTTGTTGGGCGTGTGCACATGGACAGCTTAGAACTGTATCGAAAATACACATACGAAGAACGGCATAGTTATTCGTTAGATGCTATTGCATTTTACGAGCTCGGTGAAAGAAAGACTCAATACGAAGGCACGCTGGATCAGCTTTACAATCGAGATTTTAAAAAGTTCATCGAATACAACCGGCAAGATACAGCACTGTTGGATCGACTAGATAAGAAGCTGAAGTTCTTAGATCTTGCAAATACACTTGCCCACGAGAATACTGTTCTTCTTCCGACTATTATGGGAGCTGTTGCTGTTACAGAGCAGGCTATTATTAACGAAGCGCATAGCCACGGTTTAATTGTTCCAAGTCGACAACGAAAAGGCGAACAAGGAGATACGCAGGCCGCGGGTGCATACGTTGCATATCCAAAGAAAGGGCTGCACGATTGGATCGGGTCAATGGACATTAACTCACTGTATCCTTCTGCAATTCGCGCGTTGAACATGGGACCAGAAACTATTGTCGGGCAGCTCAGACCTGAATACACAAAAGCTGAAATTGAAGCAAAAATGGCCAAAGGGTCAAGTTTTGCAGGTGCATGGGAAGGTAAATTTGGGTCAAACGAATACGAATTTGTTATGGCAAAAGATCGTACCCACGACATTATTGTTGACTGGGAGAATGGTCAAACTGACGTAATGTCGGGCGCTCAGATTTATGAAATGTTATTCGAGAGTAACCAGCCATGGACCATTAGTGCCAACGGTACAATCTTTACATACGAAAAAGAAGGAATTATACCTGGTCTGCTAAAGCGATGGTATTCAGAGCGTAAAGAAATGCAGGCTAAGTTAAAGGCAGCAATCGAAGCCGGAAATGCAATCGAAGAAGAGTACTGGGACAAACGACAGCTAGTTAAAAAGATTAACCTAAACTCGCTATACGGTGCAATTCTTAACGCGGGATGCAGATTCTT